AAAGGGGGCTTGGATTACGGTAGATGATTCTTTAGTTGAAGAACTTAAGAACGTTGGAATTGAAATGCCCAAGCAGCACCAAGGGAGAGAAAACTTCAGAAAATGGCTTGAAGAAAACGAACAAGCTACCAAGTATCTCTTTGGCAAGCTAAAAGCTGTTCAATCAAAATGAAACTATATTCTGTAACCGGCAGAATAATTAACAAAAATGTTTCTCAATTTTTAATAGATTGGGACAAACAGTCTCGCTCTAAGATTCAGTTCCAAGTTAAACAGTTTCTTAAGCCATTTTGGAAAACTCATGTCTGTTATGAAGAGTTCCCGGTATTCGGAAGTAGAATGAAAGTAGACTTTATTAATATTTCCCGCAAAATAGCGATAGAAGTTAATGGAGATCAGCATTCTTCTTTTAATAAATTCTTCCATAACAATTCTAGATTGAATTATCTTAACTCTATAAAAAGAGACTATAAGAAATCTGTATGGTTAGAGAAGAACGGTTTTCAACTATTAGAGTTAGAGACATCTGATTTAAATAAGTTAAGCTACGATTATATAAATCATACATTCAAGATATCACTGGTGTAATATAAACTGTGGCAAAAAATAAAGAATTCCAGTTCCCAGATAGTATTCTATCTCAAATAGATGAATGCTCTCAAGGAGGGTTTTTATTGTTCACCTTTGATAAAAAAGGAATGCCAGAAGTTAGGTCTAAATTCGATAATGCACAGAACGCAATGGCTATGCATTATTATATTAATAATTGGCTTAGTGCTGTTGAACAAATCAATTTAGAAAACACGATCCATAACATTATCGCTGCTGATAAAGAAGATGATGAAGACGATGATGATGAAGACGGTCCTGCTAGTAAGTAACTCTTTTTTTAGTTAAATGAAACTTTCCTCTATTAAGGTAGAGCAATCCTTGCTTGGTTCGCTCATTAAAAATTCAGAATCATTCTACGATATAGATCACTTTATATCAGAGATTGATTTCACAAACGATGTAAACGGAACAATATATTCGATAATTCGCCAGATATGCAACGCTAAAGAAAAAATAGATAAAGTCATTCTGGCTCAGAAAATTCAGAATCTTGGCATTTCTTTCCAAGAAGATCTTGACATATACGATTATATCGATTGCCTTTCTTTAGCGGTTTCAAATAAAGATTCTGCTATTAAATATGCTCAAGAGTTAAAACAGTTTTCTATTCGTCGTGACATAAAAGGAATGGCTCAAAGGATAATAGAAACCGTTTCTGCTAATCCTGAGAAAAATGCCAGTCAAATCATAGCTGAAGTAGACTCTATATATGGCGAAAAGATTAATTCTTTTGATGCTACTGAAGAGATTAGGAATATCTTTGATGACATAGAAGCGTTCATAGAAGAAAAAGGTAATAATCCTCAAGAAGAATCAGGCATAGATTTGCACTATCCAGAGTTCGCAAGGCTTTATGGAGGTCTGAGAAACGGCAATGTTTACGCAATCGTCAGTCGCCCCGGTCAAGGCAAAAGCTCGTTCTTGGTTGAGATGTCTCTTGGAGCTTATTTAAAGAATAAAAAGGTTAGCGTCCTTTACCTTGATACAGAAATGTTTTCACAAGATGTGAAGCTTCGTATTGCAGCAGCGAAAACTGGAGTGCCTTTCTGGCATATTGACACGGGAAACTGGCGTAAAGATCCTGAGATGGTTTTCAAAATCAGGGCTTTCTTAAAAGAGTTTAGCAAATATAACTATACTCATCATTGTGTTGGCAATAAAGGAATTGATGAGATCATTTCTTTTATCCGTAGATGGTATTACAGTAAAGTTGGAAGAGGAAATCCTGCTCTTATTTGCTATGACTACGTTAAACTTACCGGAGAAAAGGTCGGCCAAAACTGGGCAGAACATCAAGCAATTGGCGAAAAGATAGATAAACTTAAAAAGATTTCAGAAGAAATTAATGCCCCTCTATTCACTGCAATGCAAATGAATAGATCTGGCGAAAATTTTAATAGAAATGCTGGAGATGTAACCGATGATAGCTCCGCAATCGCCCTGTCTGATCGGCTTCAATGGTTCGCCAGCTATGTTGGAATTTTCCGAAGAAAAACTCTTGACGAAATAGAGCGCGATACGCCAGACTTCGGCACACATAAATTGATAACTTTAAAGAGCCGCTTCCAAGGCAAAGATGCTGCTGGACATCAGGATCTTATGAGAAGGAGAAATGATCATGGCGATGAAAAATATGTTCAAAACTTTATCAACTTTCAGATTAGTAATTTCAGTGTAGAAGAGAGGGGTTCCTTGGCTAATATTATTGAGAGAGAGCGTCAGACATTTTCATTGAATGATGTCAATCCCAATGATGGTTCTTTGTTATGAGCGATATAAAAGAAATACTTAACAACATCGGTTATCAAAACCTTAAAGATTTTGGCAGTTGGTATAGAACTCGTCCAATTTATAGAAGCTCTGATAACGATACCGTCTTAGCTATAAATAAAAATACTGGTTACTGGTATGACTACAAATTATGCAAAGGGGGTAGGTTAAGTGAATTAGTTCAAATCACGCTTAATCTAAACGATCTATCTCATGCAGATAAGATGCTTGCTGAGAAGTTTAATTTCACAGGAATTGTATCTAATCCAGACAAAACAATTATCAGTCAAGTAAAGATTTATAATGAGTCAATGCTCGATGGTCTTGTAAAAGATCACTCGTATTGGTTCAAAAGAGGAATCAAAGAAGAAACCGTAGCTGAGTTCAAAGGAGGGACAGCTAAGAAAGGGAACATGATTAATCGTTATGTCTTTCCTATCTACAATCCTTCTGGCAAAATTGTAGGATTTAGCGGCAGATCGCTTATTGATTCAAATAGATCTGATTTCATAAAATGGAAACATCTTGGAGCAAAAAAAGAGTGGGTTTACCCAGCGCTCTTTGGGAAGGATTCTATCTCTGAAAGCAAGACGATATTCCTAATTGAAAGCATTGGAGACATGCTGGCTTTATGGCAAGCTGGTTACAAGAATGTCATTGTCACTTTTGGATTGGCAATCTCTCCCAAAATAATGAAATTTCTTTTAGAAAACTCTGTCCAACGAGTGGTTGTCGCATTTAATAATGATTCTTTTAATAATTCTGCTGGCAACGAAGCTGCCAAAAAAGCTCGTTCTAAGCTATTAATGTTCTTTGACGAAAACCAAGTGAAGATAAAGCTCCCTACTAAAAAAGACTTTGGATTAATGGGCAAAAATGAGATAGACTTATATATGAAGGAATTCAATGGATAAGAAAGAAGTCTACCTGTCTGCGTCCAGAATCAAGACTCTCGAAACTTGTTCATGGTCTTATTATTGCAAATATCATTTAAACATTCCCGAGAAATCTAATTCAGGAGCAAAGCGCGGCACAATTTGTCACTTAGTATTTGAGTTACTTCTTAACCCTCGCCACAAAGAGCTTTATGAGGAAATCATTGCCTCTGGCGATCCTCTCTCTTGCGCTCCAGTAGGCAGGTTAGTAATAAAACACGCTACGAGAGAAGGGATCAACAATCTTGAAGACATAGCGTTAATCAATAAAATGATTCTTGTCGGCCTTAAGAGCGACTTCTTTCCAAAGGGCGGCGACATTCAAAACCCAGAGTTCGAATTCAAAATCGAAAGAGACGGCTATAAGGCCAGAGGATTCATTGATCTCCCAATTCTTTATAAGGAAGAAAAGAAGAGTAAGATTAGAGATTACAAGTCTAGCAAAGCAAAATTCAAGGGAGAAGAGTTGACAGCTAATGTACAGGCGATGCTATACTCTATCGCTTCTAAAATTTATTGGCCTGAGTACGAGCCAGAAGTAGAATTTATATTTCTCAGATTTCCTAAAGCACCAGTGCAGCCGGTAAAATTTACAGATGATGAATTGTCAGGATTTGAGGTTTACCTTAAGCATGTTTACGGTAAAGTCAGCAACTTCTCTGAGCAAGATGCAAAACAAAACTTTGCCGCAGATGACGTAAAGAGCAGATGGCTATGTCAGGCAGGAGCTACTTGGGTTTGTCCCTTTAAGAATGAGATGTGGTTTTATTCTATTTACGACAAGAACGACAAATTTGTAAAAAGCTTTTTCACAGCAGAAGAAGCAAAAGCAGCAAAGAAAGACGATTCTCAAGTTATCAAAAAATTTAAGTATGAAGGTTGCCCCAGATGGAAATAACTCTTATTTATGAAAATATTACCTCTTTTTAAAAGCCATTATAGCATCGGCAAATCAATATTAACCCTAGATAAGGCCGGATCTTCTTCTAAAGAAGGCTCCTCTTCTATCGTAGACATCGTTAAAGAAAACAAACTGGACCAAGTTTTCCTTGTAGAAGAGAATATGAGTTCTTTTCTTGACGCTTTTAAAAACTTTAACTCTATTAAGGTTCCATTCTATTACGGACTTAGATTAGAGCTATGCCCTGATATCAATGAAAAGACTGACGAGTCTTTGAAAAAGTCCAGTAAAATTATCATCTTCGCTAAAAATGGCAATGGATACAAGAAACTCATTAAGATATTCAGTATCGCCGCGACAGATGGTTTTTATTATACACCAAGAATAGACGAAAAGACCTTGACACAAGAGTGGGATGAAGCTAGCCTAAAATTATGCGTTCCATTCTATGACTCTTTTTTATTCAAAAATACAATGTCTTACTCCTTGTGCTGCCCAGAGTTGAAGTTCACAAAACCTACTTTTTTTACTGAAGATAATGACCTGCCATTTGATCAGATAGTAAGGCAAAAAGTAATCAAATTCTGTGCTGATCAATATGAGACAGTTGCCAGCAAGAGTATTTATTACGAGACGAGAGAAGACTTTAAAGCCTACATGACTTTTAGATGCATAAATAACAGGACTACTCTTAACAAGCCGAATTTAGAACACATGTGCAGTGCTGAATTTAGTTTTGAAAGCTGGAAGGAGGCTGATTCTATATGATGGAAAATCTTCTTCGTTATGATAAAGATAAAGTCCATACTTTTATAGACTTAGAGACTGAGAATTTATGCCTTAGCTTTATAAACAATCGCCCTTGGCAATGTGGCATGATTAAAGTCAAAGGGAATGAGGTCTTAGAAACTTCTGATATTTATATTAAATGGGATAAGCCTATTAATGTTAGCAAAGAAGCTGCCCAAATTACTCGTTTCGATCAGTACAAATATAATAAAATTGCTATCCATTCTAGCGAAGCTATTAAAACTATAGCACATTGGTTAGAAAATTGTGATTATATAATCGGGCACAATATCTTAAACTTCGATATGTATCTCATTAAAGATTATTACGAAATGTATGGGAGAGAATGGAAGCACTTAGTGAGTAAAGTTATAGATACTAATTGTCTAGCGAAGGGAGTTAAATATGAAATCCCTTACTCTCAAGAAATGAGCTTAATTGAGTACCAGTATAGAGTACTGAATGAAAGAAGAAAAGGAGTGAAAACTAACCTTACAAGCCTTGGAAAAGAATATAGCATAGAACACGATTACGAGACCCTTCACGACGCACTTAACGATTTACATTTAAACATTAAAGTATGGAACAGACTGAAATTCCAAATCGCAGTATGAACT